TCGTTTAATTTAGCTCTGGAATTCATTAGTGTTCTTGTTCTTGTTTTGATATTTTTGTTTTTGGTTTTTCTTGTTTTTCTTGTTTTTGTAGTAAATTATCAAGAGTTATCAATATAGTATTTAACGACAAAGATTTATTATCGTCAAATCTCTGATTACGTGTGACTAAACTTGTTTTAAGTTGAATTAAAGTATCTAAAGGAATAGCTATCTCAGAATCGTAGGTTAATTTAGAAGTAAAATCTGCCCACAATTGTTTCCTTTCACGGAAATATTCAGTATTAGCTCGATAAGCTCTATTGATAAATTCACTTAAATTATAGTAAGAAATGGTGTTTTGCATAAAAACAAAACACTGTTATTTATAAATACAAAGTATGTGTGTAATATATACAAGTAATAAAATTAATTAATGTTTAAATTTCAGCAGTAAAAGAAGCGTCTAATTCCTCATAAATTCGCATAGGAGGTGATAAAATAAACGCGTTCAGTTGCTGCATCATTGCATCTACTTGTGATTGTGGCATCATATAATGCTTACGTAAACAGTATTCAATATCATTAACATTTGCGTTAATTTCTTTCAATTTGTCTGCTACTGCTTGTTGTATTTCCGTAATATACTTAATTGTATCTTCAATGCTTGAACGGAAGAAATTTTTAGAAAATATAGACCAACAAAGTCTTAATGGATCATAAATCATTCTACCTTCATAAAGAAAATGATTGAAAAATATTGGCAGAGTAACTGATTCTAACTTGAGTTTGATACCATTTGCTTGCCAGCGCCTCAAGTATTCATCTTTGAGTATTGCTACCCAAACTGCTGAATCGTCACCACCAAAAGCTCCTGCTACATATTCATGTGGTTCAATGATTCCGCAATGTAAACCCATATTAACTAATGAATTTCCAAAGAAAGTATCAGGTGCCCCTGAATCACGATCTCCGTTCTTCATGACAGAAATACTGTTCATGAACATTGGCATCCCTCTTCTAAGTTGATAAAAGAGAGGAAATAACCAGGAACAATCTCCGACCATAATTCCTAGTAATTGTGTTACTAGTTCGGCTTCTAAATTTATAGTTCCTTGGTCTCTTTCAAT